CTCATCATAAGACTTCTTTATAACTAATCTTTGAGCATTGGCAAGATATTCAGGCTGAATAATAGTATCAACTTGTTTCAATTGAAGATCCATCTGCTCTTTAAGAACATTTTTCTGTTCTTGGATTATCGCTGCATCGATGGCGGCATCCCTGGCCACATAATCTTTATGCATCTGTTCACGTTCATCATAACTATGTCCCAGTTCTAAGAGCTGCTCATCATAAAAATTCTTTGAAGTTGTCTTTGCTGATTTCATCGAATCAACATCCATCTTACTCTGTAACTCATCCAGCTTTTCATAAGCAGCGATTTCCTTATATTCATCAGCAAGTATTTCAGCTTTTAAACTCCGAATCCTTAACGAATCACGGACTTCCCTGCCAACACTATCGCTTTTTAAATTAATACCTTGCGCAACTAATTCTTGATATTTCTTTTCATCTGCACGAGTATCTTGTCCTGCTGCTTTTAGTCTATTCAGATTAGTTAATTCATTTGCAACTTTTTTATTGTTAAGACTTATTTCATCATCGGCTGTTTTGTTCTCAAGTGTCATAGAATCCTGAAGTGCTTTCAATCTTTCCTCAAGTGTCTTTGTAGTATCTGAATATAATAATCTTGCCTCTTTTAATTTGAGATTAGATTCTGCACGAGCGACAATTAAATTATTCTCTTCTTTTTCAAGTTCCTGGTTTGTCTTTGTATAAAGTTCAGCAGATACAGCGGCATCATTCATTTTCCCTTTTAGATTATCCCATGCGGCGGTTGCTCCTGTCAATTCATTAACATTCGTGAAAAGTCCTCCTGTAAGAACCGTAAAGAATTTCTTGGTTACATCAATCATATTCTGAATACGATTATAATTCTTTTCAGCAGCAGGGCCTTCAGTCATTTCTTTCCCTGCCAATACAAGTTCGCCTTTTAGTGCAACAATAGCAGCTTTCCGTCCGTCTTGGGACCATTTAAGAAAAGCTATCATAGGAGCAGTTATAGCACCCACGACTCCAACTATACCTGCGCCGATAGCAAGAAATATTGGATTTACTCCAGCCAGTGCTTTTGTAAACATACTTACTGAATTTGCTGCATTGCCAAGAGGGCCAGGGATCATTGATATTTTTCCTAAAGCAGCATCTATTGATTCGCCATAACGACCTATATTTGTCTTACCGCTATTAAGTGATTGATCATATTTAATTAATGCCATATTTGCATCAGCAAGATTTTGTTTTTGCTTAACATATAAAGGATTAAGTTTAGTTATTCCAGCAGAATTTGTTATATATCCGTCTCCTAAGGCTTTTAACTTTTGAAGTTCAACAGTTACAATAGCATTTAATTTATCTCGTTCAGTTGCATTGGCTTTGTTTGCCAACGTTAATGTAGAAATAGCCTTTATAGAACTATTATATTCAGTGTTTAGTGCTTTAATTGCTCCTTTATTGGCCTCGTATTCCGCTGTATTTTGTTTGCCGTCAGCAACTAATTCTTTATTAGCTTCTTTTAATGCATCAATTTTTTCCTTTGCAGCAACAGCATCGTCAGCATACTTCTTTAAGTTGCTTTCAATATTTACCAGGTATGTTTTTGTTTCGTCTGCCATCACAATTTTATTAAATCAATTATTGAAAGTTGTCCGGGAACATAATTATTAATCATATTCACATAGAAATAAGCCTTGTATTGTTTCAGGTAAATAGGTATGTAGTGTTTCAATCCTGCAACCTCGTAAACAGGTAAGTTTAACTTTGCACTTCGCATTAAAGTCTGTGTAAGCAACCGGCTTAGTCCTGCATAGTTAACGACCATCTGCGAAAATGAAACTTCAAGTGAACAGGCGACTTTTGGAGCAACGGTATCATAAGAAATTCCACCGGCTAGTAAAGTGCGAATACCAAATGTTTTAGTATTTGCGATTTGCTTAATGTAAACAATCCGGGGATCGATAGAATCTTCAGGGTCATAAAGCGAAGTATCTTTGTTCCATTTATTAAAAGCAATTCTGGAAACGTTAATATCTGTTAAAATCGTAACTTCGTCACAGGTTGCAATAGGTAACTCGACAACATCTTTCTCATAAGTTAATGTATCATCATTGACCTGCATTGTTCCCATGCCGGTATTTGGAACTACGTCATCAATATCTTTATATTTCAGATAGTTATTCTGAGCATAGTCCCCAAACTTAAAAACGTTTTCATCTTCACGTTCTGAAAGGTAAGCACTCCAATTGCGGGCAAGCGGAATATTGGCATATAGTTCATTAAACGACCAGAACTTAATTCTTCGATCACGTGCGTTAGTGTCAGAGATAAGACCAAATAAATTACAGATCATCTTTATAAAGTCCGTTTGCGACATATCAGGTAGATAATCTGCTATTCGCGTTATCACAAATCCGTAACCGATCTTTGCACCTTGAATATCAGTAATAGCAATATCGTAGTAATAAAGCATACAGGGAGTAACGATAAACAGAAGCGAAACACCTGAAAGGGCCGTATATGATCCTTCATAAACAACTTCTTTCATAAACCCTAGATTTGCAGTTGATGTTATTGTAAGTTCAGTATCAGTTGCTACATCACGCACGTAAACCTGTGGTGCGCTTAAATAAATACTTGTCAATATTGATATTCTGAACTTATATGTAGCCTCAAAGCGAGTAAAGTAAACACCTGTTCCAAACAGTGCATCACCAATTATCCATAATCCACCGGGCAAAACATTCTTAGCACTTGTATAACTATGCGTTTCTGTTCGTGTAAGTGCATAATAATAGGTACTTAAAAGAGAATTACTCAATACCCTGCTCACTATTGGCATTGTCATTTTTAGAAATCTCGAATCGGTGAGTATATTACCTTCACAAATAAATCCTGCATTGGAAATTATCTCATCCCATATTGCTTTGAGTTTTACAAACGGCCAGACCCATCCTCCAAATTGCTCCGTCCTGCTTCCGTCATCAGTCAGTGGGTTTATACCACCATCATCCGAGGGTTCTAAAAGCGGGTAGATATAATCTAAATCAGCAGCATTACTGGCAGCTTGTGTTATTGCATCCCATGTATGACTACAACTTGGGAGTTGTAAGTCAGTAAGTTTTAATTTATCAATAGTTTTAAAAAAATTAAGATTACCTGAATATATTGAAACATAATAATACTGATCATCGTCTTTATCGAGAATTAAGTTCCCCCCAGTTATCATTTCAATGCCATTTTCAATATAACGACAAGTTTGATTCCTATAAGGGAATGTAGTATTTGATCCCGGATCACCTGAAAGTTCAAACAGTGCTCGCATGGCACGTGTCTTGCGAATCTTAAACTGTGCTGTATAGTCTGACTGCCTGTCTTGCATCTCTGCAATGTCGTTTGTCTGCTTATTTATCGGTACAACCTCATCATCATCCAAGTCACATTCTGTATTGCCGATATAAAGATGTTGTGATTTCTGAAATACTGCCGGGGTGTTTGGTAACTCTTTACGAGTGATCTCAAAGTTAAGAATATAACCTGGTCCACTTTCGTCTTTGACGATATGATCGCCACGTGTAATATCAACTTCATACCACTTACCACCTTCGTATTGTTCAACCTTTTCAGCAAGAAGTAACCCTGTAAATCCCGGTATATCACTTGCCATTATTCCTTCTAATGTTATCTGATATGAATAGTCTGCTTTCTGCTTTGTAGGATTCTCGACCTTTGATATAACCGAGAACATCCGAGTTACTTGAACATCTACCGAACTGGTCTGCATAGTAATATCATAACCGTTCTGAAATAAAAAGTAATGGTAACCATTCATAAACCAGCGTAGGTAAACTCCTACGGTACAACGTGATATTAATATTGTTGATGAATATATCATTTTATAAAACAGTAAATCCTATGATAAATCATTGCACAAAATATTCCAGCAGAAACAAAAAACAATAATTCAATTATGTTAAAATGTTTTGTAAATATAAAATACCAAAGACAACATTGACCTGTAAAGCATAAATAACAACCCCCTAAAGGTTTGCACAGCCATTTAGGTAATCGTTTAATTGCTTTCTGATACCATTCAAAGATCATTCCTTCTGATCCTAAAGCACAGAACATAAACGTTATCAAACTAATTTTTAATATCTCAATCATGTATTAATCTTACTGAACCAAAAAATGTATCTACTGATCCCGTAGGGTGGCAATATGAGCCATCGAATACCATTCCAAAATTATAGAAAATACCCTTTCCTGCTGATGTTCCGGCATTTATATCAGTCGCCGACATAAATGAAACATTATTTCCTATTTCACTATAAATAACTTCAAAGTTACCTCCGGGTAATGCAGCAAAACCATAATCGTCTGTTCCTGCTGATGGACTATTCCAATGTGTATTACCTATTTCTTTAAGTTTATCGCCAGCAACGCCAGCACCGCCTACAAAAGCAATAAGAGTATTCCATTCTGCTATCGTTGGTATATGCCAACCAATAGGGCAAAAATCAGAAGCCATAATTTCAGCGTAAGAATAAAGTCCTCCGTATATTGCTCTATTAGCTTCGTTATCATTATAAACTCTACTACCAGGATAAACATAATCCCAATTTTTAGCTGACCATGTTTGAGTCCCTATTACTAACGGTGTTGGTACGACCATCGGAGCAGGTGCAGGAGTATCTTTTATTAATCTTACGGGTAAATAGTAATCTTTTATAATTGTTTCTAAAACACTCGCATCGTTATTATTTGACATATAAACCATCATTGCATTTGAAGAACTGTTTTCTGTTGCAGTCCAGAAAAATCCGTAGGTAAAAAGATTCTCAAAAGTTTTACTCCATCTATTAAAATCTCCTGCCCCTAATGCTGCAAATCCATACGTATCTAAAGCTCCAATATTTGGATTCCAATGTGTTATACCTATCTCTTTCAGAATACCACCTGATGTCAATCCAAGAAAAGTTAATAATGTTTGCCACTCCACTTGTGAGGGCACATGCCATCCTGGAGGACAAAAACCATTGACTATGACTTGATTGAAAGTATAAAGACCTCCATAAATAGGACGATTTGTCTCATCATTATTATATACTTTAGATCCTGGAAAATCAATATCATAGTTCTTACACATCCAAATCTGAGTGCCTATAACTACTTCACAACCTGTGTAACTTGGCGGAATTAATGGAATTTTTGATATTGGAGTGTAACCTGTTCTTGAAATTGCCCTGCTTCCTAATGTTGCTGTCAACTCGATTTCATAACCATTAATAAAATTATTCTTTACTATCGCTGATCCTGGTTCAATTCTCACGTTTGCCCAACCACTATCGGTGTAAATTTCAACTTCACGAGTATTCATAATAGTTCGTATAGCGGCACATTCACCAAGAGTTATTTGCCCTGATCCTATTATGATCGTGCGTGTTCCTAATGTTCTGTAATTTTCGCCTTCAGTTTGGAAAGTTGATTGACCGGGTAAGAAGAACCAATAATGCCAACCGTTGTAATACCAGCGAAGATAATAACCACAACCAGGGAACCTGATAGGAATTGTTTTGAGTCTATATAAATCATGCCCATAAACGGGTCCACAAGCTGTCATGGAGTTAATATTTCGATAGTAAATTTTGTTGCACCATCAGGAACTTGCGAGGGATCAATAGCAAGCGAAACTAAATGACCACTAATATTGCTTGCATCAAGAGTTGTGGTAATCGTTCCACAAGATACGTTATATGAATTATAAAATTGTGTTGTAACCGTTACATCCGATGGACTGGCATTTAACTCAGGAAGGATAAACGATATGTCCCACGGTAAACCATGAAAATAAACTGGATGCTCAAACGAATTAAAGAACGGTGCATCATTGAAAGGGTCTGTAACAAAACCGATACAATTTGATCCCTGTTCCTCACTTCGTATCGCCTCTACATAATACCACGTGATATTAGGACTTGCCAGCGGTGTGTACGGTTCAGTAACGGAACTACCATAATAACGTTCCCGATATTCAAATGTGAAATTTCCTGACTTAACTTCTTCTTTCATCAGAAGTGTTGAATAATCGCCATCCTTACCAAGTGATGTTGATATTCTTAAAATGCCTGAAATATCGAGATCAGCGAAACCAAACGTATCAGGTGATGCAATGATTGTCAAAGGTTGAATAACACCATTTATAGTCAATCGACCTTCAAAATAATAACCACCCTTCAAAGTGTTATCATTCATATAATCTATATTCATTGTAGCAACCCAGGGGATGTCAGTCAGTATTGTAGTCGGTGATGAAGTGGTTATCGTGCCTGTGTACATTGAATTATTAAATAAATCATGAACTGAAATACTGTCAGTATCTACACCGGTAAATCCTATAACAGTAAGTTGCAGGAATCCTCCATTATTTGCACCACTTGCCAGCCAATCGCGTCTTAATAGTCGAAATATATTAGGACTCTCCGTTGCCAGCCAATATGAATAAACATCGGGAGCGGAATGAGTTTTACATGCGGGATCGCTTATAAGAGTTATCATATCACTTGCATTGTAATTTTACTAATCTGATCACCAAACTTTTTGTAAATCTTATCGATTGTCTCTTTCCTAACAGTTGTATAGACATCAACAAATGTCTTATTACGAAATTGTTTATTACCCCATTTGTTAATATAGTAAGTCATATACTTCGCTTCTCTGATCCTCTGTTCCGGTTTTGTTGATTTAAACATATTACGTTGTTCCATCCATGAGTAAATCTTTTTGTACAAACCTGTATCAACATTGCTTTTGCGTGGACCGCGACCATGTTCTAAAACTCCGAGCCAGTAAGGAACAAGAATACCATCATGTAACTCAGTTATCTCTACTTCAAACATTCGCATTATTGACTCACTGATCTTATTACCAGAGTAGGAATTACGATTGCCAATAAGTTTGACCATTTCTTCTAATTCGGGTTTTAAGTCAATGCCTGTCATAAACAAGGATCTTTAAGTTTGTTCTCAAGAAACGTTAAATCGATAGACATAGACCAGCCAATAACATTAGCATCATATTTTGTTTCAAGTACCTTTGTTATATTGACCGGTTTGATCTGTTTGTATATCCCAGCATCGATCAGGTAAAGAATGATCTTATCACAAACTTTATCGAGTGCTATAAATATCGCCTCGTTATTATCTGCCGAGTCCTCAAGTCGTGCCTGGTGAAGTATCTCAATGGTCATATTAGGATAATGCTCAAGAATAGCATTTGCCTTAACTTCTTTCACAAATGAGTTAGGTTGAATAATCAGGCCAACAATATCATGTTGTAGACTCTGATCAGTTTTGAGGTTTGCAAGTTTATCCGATTCATAAAGAACGAGCGTGCAACCTGCGGAGGTTAAGATCGTTTCGAGTTGGGTTGTGATCATCTGAATTTATGTTTTGATTCCTGTTCTGCTCTTTGAAGTTCTATATATCTTTCCTGATACAAATTTTGTTCCTTTGCAAGCATAAATCTAACCAAACACTCGTTGTAGGGTGTCAATAATACTGTTGGTATATCACATTTTAAGACATCACTTAAAAAGTCGAGCGCAGTTAATTCAGAATAAACGTTGAGTTTTTCTATCCCGGCAGCCTTCTCCATCTTACTCGGTTCACGATATAAGAGCTTATGTTCCCGTTCTGCCAATTCGCCAACTAACGACATTAAATGCATAGCGATCGGATATAGATATTTGACCTTGCAATTTAATACATATTTCCCAAACAATAACGCATTATCCTCATCAAATTTACAATTCATTGATAATGTGTAGTAATAGCCACATACAACACGAAGGATTGATCCAAAGTCATTATCCTCATGTCTGGTCATGTAAAGCCTTTGGCCGTAACATAAATTATCGGTAAGCTCTTTCAGATCCTTTGGGATGGGATGTTTCTTTTTTCTGATCTCGAAATACTCAGGTATAGGTAGTTTAATCAGTCCATCAGACAACCCGATATAGAGAGATAGATTATCGAGCATATCGAGAAGAGTCAGTTTATTTATCGGTATCATGACCATCTTTGATGTGATTCTTTTCGTGCCGTTGTACTTTGAACATAATAACGAATACCAGAAAGCAAATGATTCCATCCTTTATTCGGAATACCTGCTTTTTTATCATTCCACGTGTGATTCCTTAGTTCTTTAACCAAATTAATAGATTCTTTATCGGTTATTATATCGTAGTCCTGAACCAATCGTATGCCCTCTATAACGCTTCCTTCTGCCTTTATAACACCCTTGATATTAAGTGGTGTACTTCTTAGTTCTGAGATCATTCGTGGATCTGCACTATCAGCAATGATTAACTCATGTGATTTTACATTAATCTTAACTTCTTTTTTGAGATCTGCTATCTGTAAATTATTTAAATAGAAACATTCCTTTGCATAGATCTTCCGATTCTTTTCATCTATCGCAATCTTAACCATTGCATCGGGATCAGGATGGAACCCAAAGTCAAGTCCAAATCCATAAGGTAATGAGTCATCAAAATCACCATAAGACCAGTTAGGATAAATCACACCTTCGAGTTGTCCAATCAATCCATCCAAGTAAACACGTTTGTAATTCTCATCTCTGGCAGCACGAAGTAGAATATCCTTCTTTATTTCTTCAGCTAGGAACGGATTATCAAAAAGTGTGGAATGGATCAAAGTAATATCATCCTTGTATTGCGGATTGTTTATAAACTGTTCATAAACCCAAAATTCTGATGTGGGGTTCCAGTCAGCGAAAATTTGTTTTCTCGTTCTTTGTGCCAGATGGAAGAAAGTATCGTATTCAATATATTGAAGTTCATTAGCAAAAAGGTAATCACGTTCTGGACCATGAACCTTCCCGGGTGTATCTACTGAAAAGAACTCCACTATTGATTTATTGAACTCAAATATATTATCTGTCTTATTGTAATGCTTTTCATCATAAAGATTGTTGTTCTTTAGAAATAATATAAAGTCACGCATCGCACCTTTACGCAGATGCGGCATTGTCTCCGAAACTATTGAAAAGATTATGGGAGTTTGACTTTGTATTGCTTTTGTGTAAGCTACCTGGTTTATTGAGTAGGTCTTTGTTGACCTCGTGCCACCTTCATTGAAAACATAACGGGTGGTTGCATCTAAATTTTCATAATATATATCACTTACCGGTATTTCTATTTCCATGCCTTACGAAAATAATGGTCGGTGGTATCAATTCTTCTCCATCTTTACCGGTTAATTCCTTCCGTGCTAATTTTGGAATAACATACTCACTTAAATCAGAAAGAATCCTAATTGCTTTTTCAGGATTCTCGTCTGCTATTATTTCAAGCCAGCCAGTAAGGTTATTAAGATTCTTCTCAATAAGCATCCGATAAGCCTCTTTAATGTCTCTCGTAGCTTTGTTTTGAGTTCCAGGCTTCTTGCCTCCCGTTTTTGGTTTTCCTTTTTGAAATGGCATTCTATTTAATTCTAATTTAGAATCATTATAGTTATGCAAAATTAGTCATTTGCTTTGACATTTATCACATTTTCACAATAATATTTCCAGACTTCATCTGGCTCAGATAGTTGCCGATCGGGAGGCCGTCGGCACTGTCGATAATGCCATCGAGAAGCCATAGCAGATCCTGATCTTTTATCTTTCTCCGGAGCAGCTGCTTTAAAACTTCATGATCGACGTTTGGGTAGAACTTTTTAATATCAAGCTTCAGACAGTACTGGGTGCCTTGCAGGTCCTTCAGTGCAAATTTTACTGCAGCTGCAGCTGCATGGATGCCTCGTTTTTTTATACAACTGTATGTGTCTGCAGTAAACGCAGATACAAAGATCGGTTCGAGAATATTCATTACCGCATGATGTACGATTCGGTCAGGGAAATATGGGAGCCGGAAGATGATCCGCTCTTTGGGTTCGAAGATTGTAAAGGTTGTGTACCGAGATGTTTTGTATGTTTTACCACTCAGCATTTCGTGCAGCTGCTGAAGATTACGGTCCCGGTTCCGGTCGTGCCTGGTTACTCCGGGCTGATTTAATTTCCCTTTCCGGGCAATAGAGTCTGCCAACTGAAGATTTTCAACTGAGCAGATCCTTTGATATAAGTTGTTTATTCTTTTCATGCCTTTGCTTTCTTAAGATCGCTTTCTCCGGAGGTACCAGCGCTCTTTATTCATTTGTTATTTTTTGCCATGCGGGCAAGGTTTATGTTGCATTATATCGCATAGGTGCGAACTGACATTCGTATTCGTGTTATCGTAGTTGTAATTCGTATTCGAAAAACTGAACCCGGAAGACAAAACTGACAGCTCTGGCAGCATACAACCTTAATTAATTATTCAGAATAAAGAAAAAACTCCTGATACTCAGCCTTAAAATGCTCGGCGATGTATAGAGCTTTCTCCCTGGTATCTGTGCAAAGGCGCGAACCGACACCCGCATTCGTGCCATCGCAGTAGTAAATCGAATTCGAAAAACCGAACCCGGAAGACAAAACTCCAAACCAGGGATAGTATTTATATTGATCCCAATTGCTCCAGTCGGGTTTCCATCCGTTGTTAATAGCATTATAAATAATGAGCAATTTGTAAGCTGCAATGATCGGCTTTGCGAACTCTTCCATGATGCCAGAAACATCAGGAAGTTTTACGGGATCTGTGTTCACTTTTTTGCAGGCATCCTCAAAAGTTTTGATTGTTGTGTAATCAAACTTAGGACTGCTCTCTTTAACTTTTTTTGCTTTTGTTGTCATAGATTTACTTTGTTATGGTTAGAAAATCTTTATAGAGATCCAGGAACTGTTCTCCTGCATATAATGCTTTCTCCTGTGATTCAAAGCAAAGGCGCGAACCGACAGCCGTAAGCGAGTGATCGTAGCGGTAACCCGTAACCGATAAACCGAACCCGGAAGACCAAACTCCAAACCAGGGATAGTATTTATATTGATCCCAATTGCTCCAGTCGGGTTTCCATCCGTTGTTAATAGCATTATAAATAATGAGCAATTTGTAAGCTGCAATGATCGGCTTTGCGAACTC